GCCGCTACAGGCGCTCAGTTCGTCTTCCCAATTCTTCCTGAATTTCCAACCGCAGGCGGAGCCGGAACAGATGCACAGACTGTAGACTTTACTTTCAAAGTAGCAAACGGAACTGTCACAGAGACATTCTCCTAAACACTAGAAACGGGAGCAAACAATGCAACAGCAAATAACAATTAAATATGTAGACGGAACCGATACCACTTACCTGGTTCGCCCACCCGATTACGCCAAGTGGGAGATGACAACTAAAAAGGTTATCTCCCAGTTTGGCGGGATGTGGGACATCCTTTATGTAGCACATTCAGCAATGAAGCGTGAGGCAGGCGGCAAGCCAACTAAGACACTAGATGTCTGGATGGAATCAGTCGCGGATGTTGAAGTAGGTGAAGGAGACCCAAAAGTCATCCAAGAGGAAGCGTAAGCCGACTCTTAGTTGAACTGGCACTGGCTACACAGATTCCAATGGAACACTGGCAAAGTGCCGAGGATATTCTTACAGCAGTTGAAATACTAGAGGAGCGTAATCGTGGCAGATGAACTAATCGCCTTCGATAAGAGCGAACTTCGTTTAGTGTTTAAGGCGCTAAAGAATATGGGTGAAGAGGCTAACGAAGAGGCCAAGCGTCAATCTGGCGCTTTGGCCGAATTCGCCCGTGCTGAAGTTATCCAGACTGCCAGCAGAGGCAATAACACTAAAGTCTCAGGACGAATTGCTCAGGGTTCTAAAGTTAAGAAGTCTAGCCGCATAGGCGAGATTACTTACGGCTTTGCTTCTCAGAAGTTTTCAGGTGGCGCAACCACTAGAGATATCTGGGGCGGTACTGAGTTCGGTTCTAATAAGTTTAGGCAGTTCCCCGTATGGTCAGGCCGTGAAGGCCGTGGCTCTAAGGGTTGGTTTATCTATCCAACTCTGCGAAAAATTCAACCGCAGATAGTGGCAAGATGGACTGAATCATTCGATAAGATTCTGAAGGAGTGGGGCTAATGGCTACAGGTACTAGAGCGTTAACGCTTAAACTCCTTGCCGATGTCGATAACTTCACAAAGAATCTTGATAAGGCTGATAAAGACGTCGCTACCTTTGGCGATAAGGTAACCAAATTCGGAAAGGTTGCAGGCGCAGCCTTTGCAGCAGCAGGCGCAGCCGCAGTGGCTTACGCGGGCAAGTTGGCAATTGACGGCGTTAAAGCAGCCATAGAAGACGCCGCCGCCCAGACTAAGTTAGCACTTACCCTTAAGAACGTAACAGGGGCTACAGAAGACCAGATAGCAGCCACTGAAGATTACATTACTAAAACCTCATTAGCGGTAGGCATCACCGACGATGAACTACGCCCATCGCTAGAACGTTTATCTCGAGCCACCGGTGATTTAAATAAGGCCCAGAAGTTACAGGCTGTAGCAATTGATATTGCAGCAGGTTCTGGCAAATCTTTAGAGACCGTAACAAACGCTCTTGCAAAGGCGGCTGAAGGTCAAACAGCCTCGCTTGGCAAGTTGGGAGTTGGTTTAACCACTACTCAACTTAAGACCATGAGTTTCGATGATATTACCGCCAAGTTAGCAGACACTTTCGAAAACCAGGCATCTGCCAAGGCTGATACTTTCCAGGGTAAGTTAACTCGCCTTCAAATTGCTTTCGATGAAGGTAAGGAAACGGTAGGCGCTTATATCCTTACCGCCATTACGCCAATGGTTGAAATCATTGTTAACAGAGTAATTCCGGCTATTCAGGAATTTACTAGCAATTTAGGTGACAAACTCTCTCCAATTATGAAGATTATTAGACCAATTATCGATGGACTTCGTTCTGCGTTTAACTCTGTTAGTAATTCATTAAAAGAAAATAACGACGAACTTCAGCCTTTTTATAACTTTATGAAGGCTATTTATAACTTTGCTAAGGACTACCTAGCACCTATTATTGGTAAAACACTTGGGGCGGCTTTTAGCGTTTTAGGCGATATTATCGCTGGAGTGATTAATACTTTTGCTACTTTCGTTAATACCCTTTCTAAGATTTATAACTCAATCAAAGGTATTATTGACGCCATTAAAGGCGCAGGTAGCGCAGTAGGCAACTTCTTTAGTGGAGCGTCATTATCAGGCGGAGCCTCAATCTCAAACGCTTCATTTGCTACTTCATCTAGTGCTTCTGTGCCAGCGCTTTCTCCTGAAATCATGGATTCAGATGCTCGCCTCAGGGCATTTGCTCAAGGCAGAACCACAAGCATAACCGTCAATGGAGCAATAGACCCTGAATCTACTGCTCGCCAAATTGTTGGTTTGTTAAACGATTCATCCGCTCGCGGAACGCTAGGCGGGTCTGGGCTCGTATTTGCATGACCATTTACACACCGACCTATAAAGTCTTGATTGATAACGTCGAAATAACCGACGTAACAGTTGCTAACCTAACTATCCAGTCAGGCCGCACAGACATCTATCAACAGCCTGTAGCCGGATATTGCCAACTGCAATTAATTAATTTTGATAATGACATTTATAATTTTACAGTAGGTTCAGGAATTACCATCGAGGTTACAGATTCCACGGCTGCGTATGTGCCCATCTTTGGCGGCTACATTTCAGATTTTACTATTGCGGTTCAGCAAACCGGCAGTCTAGGTTTTACAACAGGAGCGCAAATTACTGCTCTTGGCGCATTATCTAAATTGCCTAAAATCGTTGATAATGGCATTTTGGCTCAAGATGAAGATGGCGACCAAATCTATAGTCTGCTATCAGGATTTCTTTTGGGCGAATGGAATCAAGTGCCACCCGCTCAAACGTGGGCTACTTACAACCCAACCGAGACATGGGCAAACGCTTTAAATCTTGGTCTTGGCGAAATTGACCGCCCAGGTGATTTTTTAATGATTGCAAGGTCATCGGAAGAAACCGACGTTTACAGTTTGTGCGCTCAAATTGCTAATTCTGCGTTGGGTGTACTTTATGAAGATTCCAATGGCAATATCGGTTACGCGGATTCAACCCATCGACAGGACTACTTGGCGGCCAATGGCTACACCACACTAGACGCCAATCATGCAAACGGACGCGGATTGGCCGTAACGACTCGCGCCGGAGATATACGCAATAAATACGTCATCACATACGGAAACAATGCCAATAGTGTTTACACGGCTCAAGATACAGAAAGCCAAGAAACTTACGGGTTATATGGCGAAGCATTTTTGTCCAGCATTAAGGACACTCCTGACGCTGAAGATTTTGCAGACCGAATCATTGCCCTACGCGCTAACCCTTTTCCTAAATTCCAAAGCATTACTTTTGAACTAGGCAACCCTGAAATCGATGACTCAGACCGAGATGCCCTAATCCGCATATTTATGGGTCTGCCTGTATGGATTCAAAATCTACCCCTGAATATCAGTGGCGGGTCATTTGAAGGCTATGTTGAAGGCTGGACGTTCAGAGCCAGTCTTAATAATTTGACCATTACGTTTAACGCGTCTCCGGTCAATTTTAGTCAAATTGCTGTAAAATGGGAGCAGGTATCAGTATCCGAGACTTGGAATACTCTAAGTCCAACCCTTACATGGCTTAATGCGATTGGAGCAGTAGCGTAATGGCAACAACAACACCCAATTTTGGTTGGCCTGTACCAACATCCACGGATTTGGTCAAAGATGGCGCAACAGCGATTGAAGGACTAGGCGATGCAATAGACGCATCATTACTAGATTTAAAGGGCGGCACATCAGGCCAAATCCTTGCAAAGAATTCCAATACAGACATGGATTTTGTATGGATTGCAAATGACCAAGGCGATATCACCGGCGTATCAGTAACTAGCCCTCTTACTGGCGGCGGTACTTCAGGAGCAGTAACCGTAGGTATTTTAAGCGGTACTACCTCAAACCTTGGAGCAGTGCAGTTATCAGACTCAACTTCAAGTACCTCTACAACTTTAGCGGCTACAGCCAACGCGGTAAAAACTACATACGACCTTGCTAATAATGCAGTCGCAAAATCCATCGTAGATGCAAAAGGTGATTTAATTGCAGCCACAGCAGCCGACACGGTTGCAAGGTTAGGCGTAGGCACAAACGGCCAAGTATTAACAGCAGATTCAGCAGAAGCAACAGGCCTTAAGTGGGCTGCGGCTGCCGGTGGTTCAACTTTTGCTGGCGTATCAGTAGGCAACAGTTCTGGAAGTCAAGTTATTGCCAATAACACTTGGACGGCTATAAATTGGGCAACTGAAGATTTTGACACAGATGCGTACCATTCAACATCAAGCAATACATCTAGGATTACAGTCCCTGCTGGTAAGGCTGGAAAATATCAAATTAACGCCTTTTTAGTTTTTGACCCAAATACTACTGGAGTCAGATATATCGGAATTTACAAAAATGGCACTCTTTACAAAACCACCTCAGTAAAGGCAAATGACCAATATCCAACATTGCAAATATCCGTAATCGCAGACTTAGCAGTTGATGATTATATTCAAGTTTATGTAAGGCAAGATTCTGGTGCAAACCGAGACTGCTTTGCCTATGGGCCAGACGCAGCATTCCAAGCATCATTTATAGGAGCATAAAAAATGAATCTATTTGAACAAATTGTGGCAGTTTACCCAGAACTTACAAATGAGGATTTTGGTATCCGAGGAAGTATTACGCTACAAGATGATAGCGATGGGCTTGGCGCTTATATTGCCAAATGGGAATACAGCGAGCCAGTTCCAGAAGGCCTTTCTGTAGGCAAACCTAAAAAGTGAGCCCGAAGTTATGCAAGGCCGGAAAGCAACTTCGTGAGCAATTCGACGATAGTTTTCCAGACCGAGATAGAACCAGTGACGGGTGGGTCGCAGATGCTCGCCATGTCGCAGGTGGTAAGTCTGACCATATTCCAAGCGCTGATAGCGCAACGGTTAGGGCTATCGATGTTGACCGAGATGTATCTGGTAAAGCAAAGCCGGACCTCATGCCTAACATTGCTGACCAGATTCGACTCTGCGCAAAGGCCGGAGATAAAAGAATCTCGTACATCATATTTAACGGACGAATTGCATCGTCTCGCATGGGCTGGCGCTGGCGAAAGTATTCGGGAAGCAACCCGCATAAGCATCATTGCCATATCTCTTTCACTCCGGCGGGTGATAGCGACTCTTCGTTTTTTCAAGTCCCACTACTAGGAGGAAAACTATGAACATGAAGCATCCAGTAATAATCTCATTAGGAGCATTTCTTGCAGTATGGGGAACTACTTCTAACTTTGAACTCAATTATCGCTCAATTTTAGGAGCGGTAGTAGCAGGCGTATTCGGATACGCGTCCCCTAAGAAGTAATGAGCGCGGTAGATATTGCGGCTATTGCAGTCGGTGTAGTTACAGTTCTAGGCGGCGTAGCGGCTTATCTACAGTTCTTGGTTAAGTATTACCTGGCAGAACTTAAGCCCAATGGCGGCTCTAGTATTAAAGACCAGGTTAATCGACTTGAAGCGCGTGTCGATACAATAATTGACCTGTTAGGTAAGTAACACTAATCCTATGGCAAGGAAACGACCAGTCATAGACCTAGATACTTACAGCGCTTTAGATGCCTATTGCATAGCGATGAACGAGTATTACAAGTCTTTGCGTAGAGCAGGCTTTTCAGAAACTCATGCTTTCTGGATGCTCGGAGACCGTGAATCTTTTCCTGATTGGATTATCCCTGGGTTACCTAATCGAATCGACAATATCCCCTATGAGGACGACGACGAGGACTAGATGAAGAAAATCGTAATCCTGAGCGACTTGCAGGTTCCTTTCGAGGATGTGCACGTAACTCAGAACATCGCACGATTCTTGCAGAAGTTCAAGCCAGACCAGACAGTTACGATAGGTGACGAGATTGACTTCCAAACCATCTCTAAATGGAGTGAGGGAACCCCTCAAGCCTATGAGCAGACTCTTGGCTCTGACCGTGACCGATGCGTCGACCTACTCTGGGAATTGGGTGTTACTGACTGCATCCGAAGCAACCATACAGATAGACTTTATAACATCATCATGAAAAAGATTCCATCGTTTCTTAGCCTTCCCGAGTTACGATTTGAGAAGTTTATGAAGTTCGATGAACTAGGCATTACCTTTCACAAGAATCCAATGAACATCGCTCCGGGCTGGATAGCAGTGCATGGCGACCATACGCCTATCAAGAATTTAGGCGGCCTTTCAGCCCTAGAGGCGGCCCGTAGGCATGGAAAGAACGTTATCTCAGGACATACTCACAGGGCAGGCCGTAGCGCCTTCACAGAGGCCTCTGGGGGCCGTTTAGGGCGTGTTCTGCATGGTGTCGAGGTAGGAAACCTAATGGACTTTAAGCAGGCTGGATATACGAAAGGGTCGGCTAACTGGCAGATGGCTTTTGCCATCATGTACGTCCAGGGCTCTAATGTCCAAGTTGACCTAATTAACATAGAAAAGAACGGCACGTTTATTGTCCAGGGCAAGGTCTATGGACGCCCCCGCTAGTATCGCAATTCCCTATATGGAAGACGAAGACCCGAGTCAAATCGTTATCATTTCGTTATCTAAAAAGGGTGGATGTCGCTTTAGGTTCTAGTATCGTTCTCTTAACAGCCGAAATACGGCTGAAGGGAGATGAAATGACAATTTTACATTTAATGTTATTAGCCAGTCATGGCTTACTTGCTTTACTTATGTATAAGACTGGCAAGCATGACGGTCAGATTGAAGGCCGCATCGAGCAGTTTCAGCGAGTCAATGCGTGAACGCCGGTGATTACCTCAGTGAAGCCCGAGCAATTATCCAAGACCGTGGAATGGACTACGGACACCCGACAGACAATATGTCCAGAACAGCATCCCTTTGGTCTGCATACCTCGAAATGCCGATTACGGACTACCAAGTGGCTATGTGTTTGGCGTTGGTCAAAGTCGCAAGGTCAATGGAAACTGGAAAAGTCGATAATTACGTCGACGGAGCAGCATACTTTGCTATATCAGGACAACTAAGAACTGAGGAGAATGACTTATATGTTTGACCTATCCCAATATGAAACAGTGGACCAGAGATTAGAAAAGTTTTGGGCAAAATACCCAGATGGCGCAATAATTACGGAATTGGTGGCACATAAAGATGATAGATTTATTTTTAAAGCAAGCGTCTACAAGACTTTTGCGGACTCTGTTCCGTTTGCCACAGGATTCGCTGAGGAAATCGTTACTGGTAGAGGCGTCAATTCTACTTCTGCACTTGAGAATTCGGAGAGTTCAGCAATTGGGCGCGCACTTCACACGGGTGGTATTTCTAAGCACTCTGAAGGAAAGCCGAGACCTAGTGCTGAAGAAATGTCTAAGGTTAATCGAGCCACGGAAGTAAAGGCTAATATCGAACAGGTAAAGGCTAAAATGGCTAAAACTTCAGGCGAATATGTACCTGTACCTGTAGAATCTGACCCATGGAATCAATCCTTTGCAGCACCGGTTCAGACTATGGAAGCAGCAGTCGAGATGGTGAAATCATCACTTGGTGGCATTGCGCCAGAGGAGAGTTGCAAACATGGGGCTCGAATATGGAAGACCGGAACGAGCAAGCAGGGTAAGCAATATGGGATGTGGCGATGCCCGGAAACTAGCACGCGAGATATGCCAGGGGGGCAACAGCCATGCGACCCAATTTGGTACGAGATAGCCAAGGATGGAACTTGGCAGCCGCAGGTGAAACGTGGGTAAGTTATATTTTCAGAATCAAGATAA